GAGCAGAAGGCTGATCCTTTTAAGAAGTTTCAGGCTGAGATGGAAGCGTTGCAGATTCAGATTGGAACTGTTGTTTTGCCGATTATGAAAGCTCTTATGGATGCTTTCAACATACCTGGGGTGAAAGAGACTGCTATTGCTGTTGGTGTTCTTGTTGCAGCTATGAAGGCTTTTAGCGTTATTTCGGCTGCTGTTGAAATTGTGTTGGGCATTCTAAACACTGAACTGATTATTATGGATGGTGCTTTGACTGCTATGGGCTGGACTTTGATTGTTGCAGCTATCGCAGCGGTTGTTGCCGGTATCGTTTATTTGGCTACTCAAACACAATTCTTCCAAACTGTTTGGGATGTTTTAGTGCAGGCTTTCAATGCTGGCATAAACTTTATGGCTGGGGCATGGAGTTCGGTTGTTGATGCGTTCAATCAGGCTTTTGCTTTTATCGGCAACTTTTTTAAGACTTACATCAATGGTTGGATTGGCTTATTTGAAGTCTTTATCAATGGTATTTTGCATGGAATCAACATGATGCTTGGCGGATTGAACTCTGTTCTTGATGGTGTAAAGGCGGCCTCTTTTGGAACTATTGCTTTGCATGTTGCCGATATTCCTGATGTCAAGTTACCTAAATTGGCTAAGGGTGGAATTGTTATGCCTTCTCCAGGTGGAACTAATGTGACTGTGGGTGAAGGTGGCCGACCTGAAGCAATCATTCCTTTAGGTGGAAATAATGGTTTCGGAAACACTATAAATGTTTATGTGCAGTCTGCTGATCCAAGAGCAGTTGTTGATGCTTTATCTCGTTACATCAAAAATAATGGCAGAGTGCCTGCAACAGTTATCAAGGGTTTCAGTAAATAATGGCTCTGCCTTCCTACACTGTTTACATCAACTTTGGGGCTGGTAGCTCTGTTGATGTTACTTCCTATGTGAACTCTGTAAGCATCACTAGGGGTGGAAGTCGCGTTTTTGACGATGTTCAAGCAGGTTCTATCACAATAAGTTTCACCAATCTTGACCGAACTTTTGACCCGTTTAATACGAGCTCTATTCTGTGGGATTCCACTAATGGTTATACAAAAGTGCAACCTAACGCCAAAGTCCGTGTTTTTGTTAATGGTGGTTATGTTATTTTTACTGGTTGGGTTACAACTTGGAGTTTTACTAATGACGAGAAGGGACTGAATCCGCAGGCTTCTCTTACTGCCAATGATGGTTTAGGTATTTTAGGTAACGCTACCTTTAACCCTGCCTTAGTGACCACTTCGAACACAGCAACTTTTGCTAACCCTCGTGTTGCTGCTGCTACTGCTGCTTGGGGTGGAACAGCGGTTTCTGTGAGCTATTACACAGGCAAAACGCCTTTGACAGCAGATTTATTTAGTCCTTCTACAACTGTTTTGTCTTATTTGCAGAATGTTGCTCGAACTGAGCCTTTCAACTTCTTTGGCACTACTGATGGTAATGCAAAGATGACTGATCGCACTTTGACTACTGGTGTCTATACTTTGGGAACGCCTGTTTTCAATTATCACAGAACTGCTGGCTGGTATAACGGAACTGCAACTGACATGTCTAACTGGTATTACGGAGGAACTGTTCCTGGTTGGGGTGGAAGCGTTGTAACAAGTGCTCAGTTCCCTGGAGAGTATTTGGTTGCTTCTTCAAACACAAATGGTGGTGGTGTTGACCTTATTGACTATTTTGAATATGATGCCACTAAATATAAGTCTAATCAGGCTTATTCAGTTTCATTCTGGACTAACCTCACTGATGGAAATGCCACTGTAAACCTAAAGTATGTTTATACAAACACCTCTGGAACGAGTGGTGCAAAAGTCTCAGGTTCGACTGCTTTTACTTTTCCTAATGGTGGTTGGAATCAAGTCAAAATTGAGAATGTCACAACTTCTTTAGTCACTAATGCTTTAGAACTTTATGTTTCAAGTAACCTAGCTAACTTTCAAATAAAAGATTTGATGATTACTCCTGCCTCAACTGTGCCGGCAGTTTATTTTGATGGTGAACGCTATCAGCAAGCAAGCGACTATCTAAACGACCAGATTTATGTCAATACTGGCTGGACTGGAACGGAACGCCTAGGAAATAGCGTATATCTGACTAAGACTGCTACTGGTGGAACAACTTCATTACCTAACTATGAAGTATTTGGTGACGCTTATGGAACAGCAGTTGTTGGAACTGCTATTCCTATCTCAGATTTGCAGGTCGCTTACACAGCAGATCAGTTCTACAATCAGGCGAGCGTTGTTCGTGCTTCTGGTGGAACAGCAGTAAAGAATAACTCTGTTTCGCAAAACTTGTATGGTATTCGCTCATATAGTCAATCTGATTCTCTTAGTATTAGTCCTGCTCGTTCAACTGCTTTCACTAACGAAGTTATTGGCCAGTTTGGTATTCCTGACTATGTTTTGACTGACTTAGATGTTCAATTAGAAGCTCTAACTTCTGCTTATCAGAATAGAGTTTTGGCTTTGGAGTTGTTCGATATTGTGCGTGTTATTTATAGGCCTTATGGTGGTGGCTCAAACATTGACCGAACATATCAAATTATTGGTATTCAACATAATGTTGGTTTAGAGTCGCATGTTGTATCTTTTGGTTTGGCTTCACTTAACTCTGGTTTATTCTTAGGCTCTAGTTATCTGGGTGTTTTAGATACTCAGAAGGTTGTCTAGAATGCTAGTAAACTAAGGGTTTAGGAGAACTTTTATGACTTTGAAAACTTGGGCTATCGGTGATGTGCTGACTGCCGCCGATTTGAACACTTATGTGTCTCAGCAGGTTGTTGGAACTTTTGGTTCTTCAGCAGTTAGAGCCACAGCTATTGCGACTGCTGTAAATGGGCAGGTTGCTTATTTGACTGATAAAGATCACTTGGAGCATTATGATGGTGCGACTTGGCAGCCACTTCCTTCTGCAATGTATGTGTTCCAGGTGACTGGACCGAGCACTGCTGTTGCTGCTGGTTCTTCTGCTTTGGTTAGCGTTGTTTTGCCTGTTTCGCGTTTTACTACTACCCCGATTATTGCTGGTTTGGCCACTACTGGAGCGTATTTGACTCCTGTTGTAAACGCTGTAACTACTGGAACAGCAACGATTGCTTTAGTCAATAATGGTGCGGTGTCTCAGCCTGCGACTCAAACTTTGACTGGTGTTGCCTTTATGATGTCAACTGGAACTGCGACAGGATAATAAAATGTTGAGCTGTAAAACTGCGACTTGCCCTGTGAAAGATGTGCCTAATTCTGCACCTGTCGAAGGCATTCTTGTTTGTGGTATTTGTGGGCACGAAATGACTGCTAATGACTGACCCGAAACCTAGCAATCAAACTCTGCTATTGCAGATTGTTCGAGACATCGAGATTCTAAAAGCAAACTCTATCCAGATTCTTGAATCTTCCAGAGATCACGAAACAAGGATTAGAGAATTAGAGAAGCAGATAAACCGGAGTGCCTGGATACCTGCTTTGATTACTGCTGTTGTTACTTCTGTTGCTGTTGTCCTTATCAAAGGCTTCTTCGGGCAATAACAGGCCATAATCTAAAATTGGGTTATGACCGCAATTTATGTTGAACCTTTTAGCCCTAAACTTCGTGGAGACGAGTTCGGCAATCTAGCCCCTTACCGTAATGGCAGACCTCACAGAGGACAAGACTGGCATCCGGCAGAGAAGTCTCCGATTCACGCTATTACTGATGGCACTGTTTTCCTAAATGAGTGGACTGATGTTCTTGGCTGGATTGTTGTTCATTCAGCGAAGGATGGCATGTTCGTTCTTTACGCTCACTTGGCTAAACAATCTGACCTGAAGAAGGATGACAAGGTTGTTGCTGGTAAGACTGTTATCGGCCTTGTTGGTGGAGGTAAGAACACTCCTAGCGGTTCGGCTTCTACTGGGGCTCACCTGCACTTGTCTATTGGTAAGGCAAATAAGTCATGGAGCAACCCTGCCATTCATCTTGCAGCTTACGAGGCTCTAGTAGATCCGATGAAACACATCCTTGAGAATGGAGTCAAATAATGAAGGCTTTTGGAAATGTTGCTCTTAGAGTTGTTGCTACTTTTGTGGCTTCAGCGTTAGGTGTTATTGGTGCAGGTTCTCTTGGCGGTGTTGCCCCTGCTACTGCTGCTGCAATTGGCGGAATCTTGGCTGTCGCTAAGGTTATTGAGAAGTTATCTTTGGCGTTCCTTGAGGATGGCAAATTGACTCAGAACGAGATAAACGCTGCATTCCAGCAATCTGTCCAGTTGAAGAATGTAAAGCCTGAACCTAAGCAGAAGTAAATGAAGCTCAAGTTCCTTGCTTCAGT